GGCATTGGTCGCATATGCCCCAGAGGACGAAAGGACGCCCCTTCCTCGTCGGCATCCTTCGGTGGGGATCCTAGCTCGAGCCAGCGGGGGAGGGTCAAGACATTCTAGAACTCGCAAAATCGTAGTCGGTATATGGTTTTGCGTCACTTTGCTCTTGACTTTGGCGTATTAGTGCTCTAATACAGTTTAAGAGGGGGAACATGTGAGTACCCGCTGTAGCCAAGCACATCAGCCGCCCGATGGGGCCGCACCTCTACGCCCAATCCCCCTAGGAACCGGCTGGAGTGTGTTCGCCGGCCCCATCGGTCGCGGCCTATGAGGAGAAAGATTTGCGCTGTAGATGCGGGGTTCTGCTTCGAGGATCCGCTAAACGCTGCAAAACGTGTGCGGTGGAGTATCTACGCCAGTTCTCTACGGATCGCTTCGAAAGCCAAGCCCAGGAAGAGCCGATCGTGCTCAACCTCACACCCAGCGAAATCAAGCGATTCGAAGAAATGTCGTCCAAGAACCTCCCGCGCGTCCCGCGCACGGTTAAGCCGTGGTCCGAGTCGGAATGGGAGCGCCAGCAGAAAGTAAGGACGTGGATGGGTGTTTGCCTCTTGCTTTGCATGGTTGCGCTGGCAGCTTACGCGCTTGTCGTGGTGCTTCGTGGGTAGGCGGCCGAAAGAGCCGGAGGCCCCGAACGAGATTTGCATTTACTGCGAGACGGATGTGCCGTGCGTGTGGACGGTGAAGGTTGGCGCGAACGGCTACGCAATGTGTAAGGACTGCGCGCCCGAAGCTCAAAAGGACTTCTTCAGCTTCTCTCTACGGACGGACGAGGACCGCAAAAGATCGAAGGGCGACGATGAGCCTAAAGCCGATGGCGAGTAACGCGCTGGTGGGCTGGAACGTGCACACCAAGCCCGATGGTCCACCCCTATGGCTCTGGCTCCGCTGGGTCGCGGAACAAGTGTGGTTCCGAGACATCCCGAAGACGTGGCGCAGCATCCAAGAATGAGAAAGTAACGAGAAATAACATGCCGTTCAAGGCTGGTGACCCTCGGCCGGAGGGTGCGGGACGGAAGGCGGGAACGCCAAACAAGTTCACTGCCGACGCGAGGGCGGCGCTTCACGAAGCCTTTGAGGAGATGGGCGGCGTTGAGGCGCTCGTCAAGTGGGCGTGGACCGATCGCGCGGAGTTCTACAAGCTCTGGGCTAAAACGATCCCTAAGAATCTCGAGATGACGGGCAAGGGTGGCGAGCCCATCAAGATCATCGTGGTTACTGGCGTTCCTGACGCGGATCCGAAGAAGGCTGAGGGTGCGGGTGGAAACGGTTAATCTTGGCTTTACGCCGAGAGACTGGCAGTCAGAGACATACCGTCGGCTGAGGCGCTTCTCCGTCCTCGTGGTTCACCGTCGCGGCGGCAAGACCGTCCAGGCGGTGATGAAGCTGATCGACTCGGCGCTCAAGTTCCTTGGCGAGCGCGGCCAGTTCGCCTACATCGCCCCCGAGCTCAAGCAGGCCAAGGGCGTTGCCTGGGACTACGTCAAGCACTACGCGGCGAAGGTTCCCGGCACGTCGATCAACGAGGCGGAACTCTGGGTCAAGTTCCCCAACGGCGCCAAGGTCCGGCTCTTCGGCGCAGACAACCCGAACGCTCTCCGTGGCTACTACTTCGACGGCGTGGTGGTCGACGAGGTAGCGCAGATGAAGCGCGAGATGTGGGGCGAGATCCTGATTCCCGCGCTGTCTGACCGCAAGGGCTGGGCGCTCTTCATCGGTACCCCGAAGGGCGAGAACCTGCTCAACGAGCTGTACGTCTACGCGCAGCAGCATACGGATGAGTGGTTCGCCAGATCCTACACGGTCTACGAAACCGGTATCTTCACGGCCGAAGAGATCGAGAAGCTGCGCTCCCAGATGAGCGACAGCCAGTTCCGGCAGGAGTACATGTGCGACTTCTCGGCCTCGAGCGACAACGTGCTGATCACGCTCGACGAGGTTGAGGCCGCGATGCGGCGCAACTACGTCGGCCCCGAATACTGTCACGCTCAGAAACGCCTTGGCGTAGACGTGGCTCGATTCGGCAACGATGCGACGGTGATCTATTGCCGTCAAGGGCTCAGGGCTGGCCCGTTCACGACGCTGGAGAAGAAGGACACCCAAGAGGTTGCCGATCGGGTGGCGGTTGCGGTCATGAAGACCAAGGCCGAGCTCACGTTCGTCGATCAAACGGGCGTTGGCGCTGGTGTTGCGGATGCGCTGCGCCGGCTGCGGGTGCGGACCATCGGCATCGACTCCAGCGAGAAGGCCACGGAGTACGACCGCTACTACAACAAGCGGGCTGAGATGTGGTGCAAGATGGCTGAGTGGATCAAGAACGGCGGCGAGCTGCCGGACGATCCCATCCTACGCCAAGACCTGACCGCGGTGCAGTACAGCTTCAAGGACGCCCGTATCCTGATCGAGCCGAAAGAGGACATCCGCAAGCGGCTTGGGCGCAGCCCTGATAGGGCTGACGCCTTGGCGCTCACCTTCGCCATGGTGGATATGCCCGCGGAGGATCCGCTTGGCCTCGGCGGGCGCATGGTGCAGGACGACCGGAAGCTGTCGGATTTTAACCCGCTGGCGGGGGCAACGCGTAGCAGCGAGCACGAGGCGGGCGATTGGGACCCGCACAATACGAACCTGTGAGGAGGGTGGCGCAATGATCGAACCGAGTGGCGATTATCTGGTGGTGAAGCCCATCGTGGACAACGTCCGCAAGAGCGGGCTCATCCTCGTGCAGGGCGAGAAGAGCGCGAGGCCGGACAAGGGTGAAGTCCTCGCGGTCGGCCCCGGCACCTATCAGAACGGGATGCTCGTTCCCATGCGGACGCGCAAGGGCGATGTCATCTACTTCGCCCAGTACCCGAATTTCGAGATCGAGCACGAGGGGCAGCGGCTCCTCATGGTCCGCGAGGGTCAGGTTTGTGGTGCGGTTAAGGGGTAGGGCTATGGACGGCTGGGCAACGGTGATCGTTCACTGCGAGGAATGCGGTTCCACCTTCGTGACATCGCTGCCGACCAGCTGGGACGGCTCTCCCGTGCAGTGTATTGAGTGCGGTGACCTAGCAACAGAGGTTGCGGAGAGGGGGCATTAGGTGGCACACGTATTCCTGGTGATTCCGAGCTACAAGCGGCAGGTGGACGTCGGCGTTCTGCACCCGCTGCTCTACGCTTCTAAGAAACACACGTTCTACCTCGCGAACGTCGATTCGAGCGCGACGTGCATGACGTTCAATCTCGCCTGGGCGCAGGCGCTCGACGCCTACGAGAGCGGCGTGGCGGGGCGCCCCACGCACTTCGCGATGTGGCATAGCGACATTTCGCCGGAGCCGTGGTGGCTGGACAAGATGCTCGACATCATGGACCAGACCGGCGCTGACGTGGTGAGCGCGGTGTCTCCCATCAAGGATCAGCAGGGATTCACCTCGACCGCGATCGACGAGACGGTGGGGGATTGCGACCCGTACTGGCGCGTGCGGCGGCTCACGATGAAAGAGATTCACGCGATGCCGCCCACGTTCACGCATCCCAAGCTGCTGCTTAACACGGGCCTCATGGTCGTGGATCTCTCGAAGACGTGGACCACGAGCGCGTACTTCACGATCGAGGACCGCATCACGAAGTATCACGGCCGGCGCAGCCCGCAGCTGATGCCCGAGGACTGGGGCTTCTCCCGCATGGCGCTCAAGGCGGGGGCAAAGCTCTTTGCCACGCGCGAGGTTCGGCTCACGCACTTCGGCGAGTTCGGCTTCACGAACGCGCAGCCCTGGGGAACGGTGAGCACCGACGAGATCCGCACCTACGGCCACGGCGTGGTCGAGGCCGCGGATGCCGCTGACAAGATCCGCGGGTACATGGCCTGGGAAGAACTCGCCTTCCTCGCGGAGGCGGCGAAAGATAAGACCGTGCTCGAGATCGGCTCCTGGCTCGGTCGCAGCACGAAGGCGCTGGCGGCTACCGCAAAGCAGGTGTTTGCGGTAGACCACTGGCGCGGGTCCAAGAACGACGCCACGGAGGAGGAGGCGAAGTTCATTGACTCTTGGGCGACGTTCAACGGCAACCTGGGGCCGGAGATCAACTCGCGCAAGGTCGTTCCCATCAACCGCGGCCACGAGGAGATCGATCCCACGATGACGTACTTCGATGGCGTGACGTCGGAGGCGTGCCCCGTGGGGCCGGTGGACATGGTGTTCGTGGACGGTGAGCACAGCTACGAAGCGGCCAAGCGCGACATCGAGAACGGGCTCAAGATGCTGAAGCCCGGCGGCCTGCTCTGCGGCCACGACTTCAACCCTGGCGCGCACCCCGGCGTCGTCCAGGCGGTCAAGGAACTGGTGCCGGATTACCGCGTCGAGCCGCACACGTCGATCTGGTATGCCCCGCCAAAGGCCGCAAATGGCCCTAGAATCGAACAAACGGCGAACAATGGCTCCGATGTCAAGAAAGTGCCCTGCGACGTGCCCTGCGGCTGTTGTGGCCGTCCTTAGTAGATTTGCAATTTGCGACTTGACAGATGTTAGATCAGTGTTCTATACTATGTGACGAGGCGGGGAACAGAATGCCGGTTGACGTCTCTTCGGTTATCTACGCTCGCGAATTCCTCACCCCCGAATTCATCCGCGAGCTTATCCCGCTGCTCGAGGCCCATTGGAGCGAGATCGACCACGCGGACATCCCGATGGCTCCGGACTGGGCGTTCTACTCCGGCGTCGAAGAGGCGGGGATGCTGCGCATCTACACCGTCCGCTCCTCGGGCTCGCTCAAAGGCTACTGCGTGTTCTTCGTGAACCGCGCCCCGCACAGCAAAGGCTCGACGCAGGCCCGCGCGGACCTCATCTACCTCGACCCGGAGATTCGCGGGCGCTTCGTGGGCTCTCGTTTCATCTCGTGGTGTACCGAGCAGCTACGGGCCGAAGGCGTCGAGATGGTCTACCACACGGTCAACGCCAAGCACGACTGGGGCGAGATCCTGCGGCGCCAGGGCTTCGACCTGCACGAATACGTCTACTCCAAGCGCCTGGATCAGGAGGCTGCCTAATGGCCGTCGCTCTTCCGCTGCTCGCCCTCGTCGCTACCGCGGCCTCGACGGGCGTTGCCGTCCATCAGTCGCAGGAAGCCACGCGCCAGGCGAAGGACGCCACGCGCGACCAGGAGAACGCCAAACTCGCCCAGGATGCCGCACTCGCGCAGAAGGATCAGAGCGCGAAGGCGACCGACATGATGCGCATTGCCCGCGCCCGGCAGCTCGCGCTTGCCGGCCAGCAGAATGGGATCGCGAGCACGTATGCGCCGCAGTCGCTCGGTGGCGGTGGCGCCACGGCGACTCCCGTGGGCGGAAAGACTCAGTTGGGGCAGTAGATGCGGTATAGCCTTCCCAAGAAAGAACGGCGCCGGCTGACGGTGAATCAGCTGAAGCAGTTCCGTCTTCCTCACGAGCCGGTGTATCAGGACATCGCCGATCTTGCGCTGCCGTTCCGCATTCGCCTCGCGCTTACGGATTACAACAGGACGGACAACCGGAACACGCGCATCTACAACAACACCGCGACGAGGGCGCTTAAGGTGTTCCAGAGCGGCCTCATGACCGCCGCCACCGACCCGACCTCCGACTGGTTCACCGCCACGATCAAGGATCAGGACCGCGCCGACTTCGGCCCGCATCGCGTGTGGCTTGACGCGCTCACGGATCTCATCCTCTCGGAGATCGCCGACTCGAACATCTACCAGCGCCTGCCCGTGGGCTACGGCAATGAAGCGGCCTTCGGCATGTTCGCGCTGGGGATCGAGGAGAGCTTCGGCCGCTCGGCCATTCACTCCCGGCTCTACCCGCACGGCTCCTACTGGGTCGGGAACGACCAGTATGGGGATGTCTGCGTGTTCTACCGCGAGTACCGCGCGACGGTGCGCCAGCTCTACGAGTTCGGCGGCCCTGATGCGGTCTACTCCCGTCACGTCCAGAACCTCATGGATGCCGGCGACTGGGAGGAGTGGGTTGACGTCGCGCATCTGATTGAGCCGAACGAGGAATACGAGTACGGCAACCCGCACTTCAAGCGCAAGCGGTACGCCTCCTGCTGGTACGAGCTGGGCGTCTCGTCGAAGTCCGTGGGCTACGAAAGCACGGGCTCCGAGAACTACGTCAAGGAAGAAGGCTTCGACGACTTCCCGGTGCTGGTCGGCTGCTGGGAGAAGACGGAAAGCGAAGTCTACCCGACGGACTATCCCGGCTCCGAATGCCTGGGGGACAACAAGAGCCTCCAGATCGGCGAGAAGCGCATGTGGCAGATGACCGAGAAGATGGCCAATCCCCACATGATCGCGCCGGCGTCGATGCGCGGCCTCATGGATCCCGGCACGCTTCCCGGCCGCTGGTCCTGGGTGGACGAGCGCAACGAGGGGAAGAGCGTCCGGCCGCTTCAGACGGTTGACCCCGCGGGCCTGACGGCACTGCGGGAACAAATCAACGATGTCAAGCAGCGCATCTTCGAGAGCTTCCATTACCCGACGTTCAAGACCTTCGACTCGCTGCCCGACAAGCAGCGCACCGCGACCGAGATCCTCGAGCGCAAGAGCGAGAAGCTGCTAACCCTGGTCGACATGGCGACGAACAATCAGGTGGGCGTCCTGCGCCCGCTCATCTTCTCGGTCTACAACATCCTTGACCGCCGCGGGGACGTCGAGCGGCACATCGGCCCGCCCCCCGAGGGGCTCCAGGGCCACAAGCTCGATCTGCGCTTTAACGGCGTGCTCGCCCAGGCGCAGAAGATGAATCGCGTCCAGCCCGTGCAGTTCACCGCCAACTGGATCGCGGAGATTGCGCGGATGCAGGGTGCCGCGGGCGCCTATCCGGACGTGATGGACAAGTTCAAGATGGACGAGGCGGCGGAATTCGTGGCGCTCGAGATGAACTGCCCCGCCTCCGTCATCCGAAGCGACGAAGAGGCGGCGATGGTCCGGATGCAGCGGATGCAGGCGCAGCAGGCCGCGCAAGCCGCGCAGGCCATGCCTACGATCGGCAAGACCGCGAAGGATCTCTCGCAGGCGGATCTTGAGGGCGACAACGCGCTCAGCCGGCTTGTAGGCAAGAGTTGATTTATCGCCCCGGATTGTTTTCCGGGGCATCATCATAGCGTTAAGGGGAGACAGACATGGCGAAAGTGGCGCAGATCTACGATCAGCCGGACGGCTCGGTCAACCAGAATCAGGTGGTCATGCCGACCGCGGGCGGCACCGTCGTGATGACGACCGCGACGCAGACGATGACGAACAAAACGCTGACGTCTCCCACCATCACGACCCCCACGATTTCGAATGCGACGAGCACCATCACGACCGCGACCCTTGCGGCTGCGGGTGGCAACATCGCCACCGCGAACGCGATTACCAGTACGTATCCAGCGTTCATCTTCGCCACGGGCGCGGACGGCTCGAAGGGCATTCAGCTTCCCACGGCGGTTGCCGGCGCGCGGTACATCATTCAGAACGATGCGGCGGCCAACGCGATCCTTAAGGTCTACGCCGTGGCCAATAGCACGATCAACGCGCTGTCGGCGAACTCTGCCATTTCGATGGCCGCGAACTCGACCGCGGAGTTCATCGCGTACAACACGACCGCCTGGTTCACGAACCCCAAGGTTCCGAGCTAAACAGCAATGCCCAAGAAGAGCGAGAAGAAGATCCGAGAGGAACAGGTGGCCGACGTCCGGGCCTTCATGCAGACGGTTGGCAACCGGCGCTTCTGTCTTCGCTTGCTCGAGGACATCTGCGGTATCCACAAGAGCGTCTTTCGCGCTCCTCCGGTCGACAGCGATGTGCGGCCGGAGGAGCGGTTGGCGGTGAATGCAGCGAAGCAGGCGGTAGGTCAGTGGCTTCGGGTGGAGGTCATGACCTGCGCGCCGGTGGAATACGAGCGCATGTATCTGGAGGCTGAGACGCAGAAGGCGATCGACGCCCAGTTTGAGAACGCGGCCAAGGCTGGCCCTGGAGAGACGGAGGAGGAACAGAATGGCGACTAGTGAGGCACCGGCGACCCCGGCCCCGGCGGCAGCGGCTCCCGCGCCTGCGCCCGTAGCGGCAACGCCCGCTCCGGCTCCCGCAGCCGCTCCCGCTGCCCCCGCTGCGGCTACTCCCGCGCCCGCGGCTACGGAAACCAAGACCGCGGCGGCGGCGTGGATGGATGCGCCCAAGGCTGGCGCTCCCGCTCCGGCGGCCACGGCTGCTCCAGAGGTCAAGAAAGAAGAGATCAAGTACGAGCTCAAGGCTCCCGAAGGCGCATCGCTGGATGCCGCCGCACTCGAGGGGTACGTGTCCTTTGCGAAGGAGCACGGACTCACTCCCGCGCAGGCGCAGAAGATCCTCGAGCGTGACGTCGCGAGCCAGAAGGCGGCCAACGAAGCCCTCATGACTCAGGTCCGTGACGCGGACCAGAAGAGCCTGAAGGAGATTCAGACCGCTTGGGGTGAGAAGTTCGCGGAGTATTCGGAGGACACCAAGCGCGCCTTCGACTACGGCGACCCCGACGGGACGCTTCGTAAGCAGCTGGAACAGATTGGCGTTGCCCATCACCGGCCGCTCGTGGAAGCGTTCCGTAAGTTCGGCGGCCTGCTCAAGAGCGGTTCCCTTGCGTCCCCGTCGATCGCGGGGCCGACGCAGAAGGATAACCGCAGCCCGCAGGAGCAGCGCGTCGACTACTACCGCGAGAAGATGGCCAAGCAGATGCAGACGGTGCGCAAGTGAGCGCGCAGAACGTCGAAGTCCTGATGGAGATTCAGAAGGTTGTCCGACTTCTGAAGGGACTGGTGGGCGCTTTCGAGCGGCTAGCCGAAGCCATCGAACAGAAGGAGTCTGTGACAAAGTAACTTAAGAAACCCCAGCCGCTCGCCGGCTAGAGCCTCGCGGTACGTACAGACGCCGCCTCGCCTACGCCATGGACGCCTCCGACTGGTCGCAAGGAGATAACGTCCATGACGACTCTCGGAACCAACCGGCTGAACTACGCCGATATTCTTCGGCGCCAGAAGCCTGACGGCACCATGGCGGTCATCGCCGAGCCGCTCAATCAGATGAACGGCCTGTGGGGCGATCTGCGCTGGGTTGTCGGCGACCTGCCCGGCGGCGCGATGGCGACCGCTCGCACGGCGCTGCCCTCGTTCAGCACCCTGAACCCCAACGGCACCGCCACCACGACCAAGTCCACGACCGGTCAGCTCATGGAGCCGACGATGTGGATCACGGCCCTGTCGGAAGTTCACGACATGGTGGCTCGCTACGGCGGCGACGTCGCGGCGGTTCGCGCGTCTGAGGCCACCGCGTTCGGCGAGGCGGCCAAGCAGGGCGCCGTCGGCAAGATCCTGTCCGGCAACGGCTCGACCTCGCCCGGCGAGATCAACGGCGTCCTGACGCGCTACAACTCGACGACCGCCACGAACGGCGGGAACATCGTCCTCTGCGGCGCGCTCGCGGGTCAGACGGACTGCATGAGCATCCTGTTCGCCCAGCACGGCGAGGGGCTGCTCGAGGCGTTCTACCCGAAGGGCTCCATGGCGGGCCTTGAGATCCGCGACCACGGGATGCGCGTCAGCGAGCCTTCCTCCACGACCCGCAAGGTGGTCTGGACCGAGGAGTGGCTGCTCGGCTTCGGCATCAAGATCCCCAACTACAAGGCGGTCGTCCGTCTCGCCAACATCGACAAGTCCCTGCTGGTGGCTGGCACCGGAGCGGACCTGTTCGACAAGATGACGATGGGCTGGCACCTGCTCCCCCGCAACGTCGGCTCGGCCGGCCGTGGCATCTACATGAACACCACGACCCGCATGATGCTCGACATCCAGGCCCGCAGCGACGTCCAGGCGGGAGGCGGTCTCAAGTACGAGAACGTCGGCGGCGAGCTCGTCGAGACGTTCCGCGGCATCCCGATCAACCTGGAAGACCAGCTGACGGAAGCCGAGAGCGTGGTGTCGTAAGCGGCGGTTTTGTGAACTGAACGAAGGACAAGGAGAACGAGACAATGGCTATTGATCAGGACCTGCTCTTCGCGAGCAACACGGCGATCACGGGAGACGCTCTCGTCGGCGACGTGGTCGACCTCGTGACCAAGTACGTGCGCCCCGGCATCGGCCCTCGTCCGCTGTACATCGACGGGCGCGTGTCCGCGGCGTTCACGGACTCCGGCAACAACTCCACGGCGACCCTGTACCTCCAGACGTCGCCCTACGCGGCGATCAACTCGGTGACCACGAACACGGCCATCGGGACCATCGCCACGAACGCGGCGATCGGTGACCGCATCGGACCCTTCGCGATCCCGCCGCTCAGCACGACGGATCGGTACATGGGGATCTATGCCGTCACGGCTGGCGGCAACTTCACCACGGGCTCCGTGACGATCTGGGCGACCCCGGATGTCGACGCTCGGGTGGACTTCCCGGTCGGTTGGACTGGACCCAGCACGTCGTAACAAGGTACTTCGCTACGGGCTGGGGGGTCGCCGTTGGCCCCCCAGCCCTCGCGGGCGGAATAGGAAAGGGCAAGGACTATGGCGGAAGCTACCAAGACTCAGCAGCGCGACGAGACGCCCATCAAGGTGCGGTGCATGAAGGACGTGTACTACTACCCCGAAGGCAAGCCGCATCTGGTGAAGCTCTACAAGGGGCCGAACGGCGAGCAGCCGGGCGAGGAACTCGTCATCCCCCGCTGGCGCTTCACCGACTGGCACACGCAGGAAGAGGTCGTCGGGAAGAACGGGAAATCGATGTTCGTCCGCGGCGCCTTCGAGATGGCCGACCGCCCGGCGAAGACCATCGACGCGCTCGAGATGACCGCCAGCCGCGAACAGGCGCTCTACGCTGAGAATCAGGAGCTGCTCAAGAAGCTCGCCGAGCTTCAGGCGGCCAAGGACTTGACCAGCCAGGAAAAGCGTACTCCGGGAAAGCTCGCCCGGAAAGAGGAGATTTAACCAATGCGCGATTCGCGTGCATTCATGCCCGTCGGGAACACAATCGTCATCGCCTCGACCTCGACGGCCCCCGCCGGCACCCAGGCGGCCCCGGCGACGACCGACCACTTCGAAGGCTGCCAGTACCGAGTCCACAACGCCGGAAACGCCGTCTGTCACATTGCCTACGCGGCCACGAATACTGCGGCGGCGAACGCGGCTGTCGGTGCGACGGCCGGAAGCCCCACGGCGGCGATCCCGATTCCAGCGGGTGTCGTCGAGATCCTGACGGCTCCGCGCAATAGTTACTGGAGCTCCAACTCGGCCGTGAACTGCACGGTTTACATCACGCCGGGAACCGGCTTCTAGGGGAACTAAATGGCTCTGCACGCCGGAACGACCGCGGAAGCGAGCGGCGCCGCCTTCCTTGGCGGCACCGTCGGGTCTATCCTCTTCGTGGGGACCGGCCCCGTCATCTCGGAAAACAACAGCGCGCTTTTCTGGGATAATACGAATGCGGCATTGACCGTTGGGGCCTCCAGGATCTTCACGAGTCAAACGTCCAATTTCTTCGCCGGTAAGAGCGTTGGAAATTTCACACTCACCGGAGACTTCAACACCTTTCTGGGCACCTCCGCAGGAAGCGGCCTGACCTCCGGTCAGTACAACACGTTCGGGGGCTTTCAGGCTGGACTTTTGACTACCAGCGGGAATTCGTCGACCGCCTTCGGCTATCAGGCGATGCGAAACGCCGTGAACGGCGGCGGCGCCGGGGCGAGCGGCGAAGGAAACTGTCTATTCGGCTACGTTGCCGGATCGACCATGACGACGGCAGAGTCCATCTCCGGTTTTGGTTACTCCGTCTTCCCGGCCCTCACGACGGCCATTGAATGCGTTGGAGTGGGTTCCGGGGCGGGCCACACGCTCATCAGCGGCAACGGCGTCACCCTGATTGGCCACCAATCGGGCTACCTCGTTACGGGCGCAAAGGTGACATCCCTTGGTTGGCAGGCGGGCTACAACAACACAAGCGGCGCGAACAACATCTACATAGGCGCGTCGGCTGATGCGAGTTCCGGAACGATCACGAACGCTTGCGTTATTGGATACTCCGTTTCTGTTGGCACCTCTAACACGATGGTGCTGGGAAACTCCTCGACGGTGCTCATCCGAAACGACGGGGACAACGCCGCGGATCTTGGTTCCACCACGAAGCGGTTCAAGTCGATCTACTTTGGCACTCAGACGATTGCCCCCGACGGTAGCGCGTCGACCCCGTCCTACAGCTTCGCCAGCGCCGGAAACTGGGGGATGTACTACTCGGCGACGGCTGGAGTTGCCTTTACTGTCGCTGGAACGTCGAACGCAGCGGTTGACACGCTGGGGTACGTCGTTGGCGGCACCACGGGATACTTCGCCTTCACCAATGGCACGATTACCGGAACGGCGGACACGAAGCTCTTCCGGGACGCTGCGAACACGTTGGCGCTAAAAAATGCGAACGCCGCGCAGGAGTTCCGCGTCTACGCCGGGAACGGCGCGAACATGGCGACCGTCACGGTGAACGAGTCGCTGACCATCGCGGCAGCTTCTACCACGGATTCCGCGACCACGATTCCGGCTGGGGCGATCATCATTGGCGTCGGCGTTCGGGTCACGACCGTGATCCCGACCGCCGCAACGTTTACCATGACGGCGGCCACTGGCGGCAACACGTTCAGCACCGCGGCGGTATCGACGGCGGCGAACACGACCGACCGCGGGACAGCGGCCGGCGCGCTCTACACGTCGGCTGGAACGAAGGTTCGAATCACCCCCAACTTGACCCCGGGTGCGGCTACTGGTGTCGTTCGCCTCGCGATCACCTATCTGCAATTGACGGCTCCGACTTCATAGGACTTTGATAGCGACGCATTTTAATAGGAGGAAAGAACATGGGCACGGAACTCACGATCACGGAAGACGAGCGGAAGGTTTGTATCGATGCCGCTCAGCTGCTCTGGAAGCTCGGCGTTCATCACCCCCAAGATGCCGCGGTGGCCTTCAACTTCACGAAGGTCGTCGAGCGGCTGATGGTGCCCGCGGCGCCGTCCGCCCCCGCTGCGCAGCCGGAGTTCAAGAAGGTTGAATAGTGGCGATTCATTCAGACGGAGCCATCGGAGGTACCCAAAGCGTGGCTTGTCCATCGGGCGTCATCGCGATGTGGTACGGTCTCTTGGCGAACATCCCGAGCGGCTGGGTGCTCTGCGATGGCCAGAATGGCACGCCGGATCTGCGCTCGAAGTTCGTCAAGGGTGCGGCGGCTGCTGTTGATCCCGGGGCCTCCGGCGGGGCGCTGACCCATACGCACGCGGGTCATCTGACGCTTTCGCACTCCGGCACCGCCGTCGCCGATCACGCCGCGCACACGCATTCGGTGACGTCGAACGTGACCGTTGACGCTCACACCGGAGTGACCGTCTCGGCGCACGCGGGTACGGCAGTCGCGGACCACCCCAGCCACACCCACACGTACACGGACGTTCCCAACCACACGCACCCGTTTAACGTCCAGGGCGGCACCACGGCGGCAAACACCGGCACCCACTGCATGACGTCTACCGCGACGGGGGGTTCTGCCAGGGCCGTTACGTCCGGTGACGCGATCCAGAACCCGAGCGGCGGCGTTGCCACCGGCACCACGGCGGCACCCAATGCCACGCTGACGCACGTCGTTACGCAGCCGTCCAACCACACCGTGACGCAGCCGAACAACCACACGGTGACGAACAACGCAGTGGCGAGCGGGAACCCTTCGGCGACACTTACTCACAGCGTCACGCAGCCGAGCGATCACTCGATCTCGGCGCACGACACGGTCAACCACGAGCCGCCGTATCTGTGCCTCGCTTTTATCATGAAGACCTAGGTGAATGGATGGCAGCAGACGACACCGAGTTGGCCAACATGGCACTCGCCTATCTTGGGGCGGGCAGCATCACCGATGTCACCGCCACCGACGACGAGCGTGCGGTCGCGATCTCTCTCGTGCTGGAGCGCGAGCGGCTCAAGCTGCTGCGCCGCCACCCGTGGCGCTTCGCCCGCGTCGAGGCCGCGCTGGCCGGCGAGGATGACGACACCTCGAACGAATGGGCGAAGTCCTACGACTACCCCACCGACTGCGCGAGGGCGCTCTACATCTCGGACGGCCTTCGCGTCGACTCCCACACGGTGCCGTCGCCGCCCATCCCGTTTCAGGAAAGCAGCATCGACGGGGATGAAAAGCGTATCTTCACCGACGAGGATGACGCGGTGCTCGTCTATACGAAGTACGTCACGGATACCACGGTCTACACCGCGGAGTTCGATGACGCGCTGGCGCTCGCACTCGCGCTCGCCGCGCTGCCCCGGCTCTCGAAGGGCGATCCCTACGGCAAGCGCACCGAGCTGCTCCAGATGTTCTACGAAGCGCTCTCGCTCGCGTGCGCGGTGGACCTCATGAGTGCCACACAGGATGATCCGCCGGACAACGAATTTATTTCAGGCCGATGAGTCAAGAAAAACAACCCAGCTTCGGAAGGGGTGAGCTCGACCCCGCCCTCGCCGCGAGGACGGATCTCGAAGGCTACCGCACGGGCGCCGCGAAGGTCCGCAACCTGGAGGTGATGCGCAGCGGCGGGCTTCAGAACCGCCCCGGCTTCTCCTTCGTCGCGCTGCCGCGGTACGAGGGACTCTCCTCGGTCCCCGCGAACGGCGGCCTCGTGCGCGTCATCCCGTTCGTCTCCGACGCCGAGAGCAGCGCCCGCAACGCCTACTGCCTCGAGTTCGGACATCAGTACATCCGCGTCCACAAGGGTGGCGCTCCGATGTTCACGGCGGGGTACAGCATCGACGATATCACCCAGGC